ATTTTCAGGACAAAAGCATTTAATAAGTATATTTATTAAGTCTTTAGGTTTTGCAGGTATTTTTCCAGTATGTGGCTTATTAAAATGGTAATGGTCTCTTATCCAAGTTCCTTCATCTGATTTATCAAATTGCCTACCTTCTGCTTTATAATCTCCAAATACCTTACTGCTTCGCTTCATTGATTTTGTGCCTTCATTGTAATCTAACCCAGTTCTAACATCAATATAAAAATCTTTACTCAATGTAAGCCAAAATATTTTTTGGAATGAAACCAATGGCATCCGTTTACTTACCCAAGCACCCCCATTTGAAAAACTCCAAATAATTTCACGCCTAAAAATGTGGTTTACTTCGTTTCTTAATTCGTAATCAAATGGTTGTTTTGTAAAACATATAATATTTCCAGTTAATTTAGTAACCCTTACAGCTTCACAAATTAATCCTTGTTCACAAAATTTATCCCAATCTTGATAATTAGGGTCTAAAATTGTTAAGTCAATACTATGGTCATCTAAATCGCAAATTAAATCCATTGCGTTCCCTTTAATTAATGTATTTACATTTTTATATTTTATTCCCATTTCTTATAATTTAGTTTATTCTTCTGCGAATTTATTTTGTTTTTCCATAGAGATTAATAAATCTTCTAAGTTAGACCTTTGAACCATACTATCCTTCAGTAAGATTCTAAGTTGTGTATTTTCGGATAAAACCGATGAAATCTGCTCTACAAAATCAAATAAAATATTTAACCTGTCTTGAACATCCTTAATCTTGTCTTTGTTGCCACTTTTTAAGCGATATGAGAGCATTTCATCCTCCATCTTATAAAGTACACCTTTAGCTAATAATAATTGATTATGTGGCTTTAATTCGCTTTCTTTATTGTAAGCATACATCTCTGCTAAATCTTTGTAATATTGATCATTCATAATTAAAATGGACTATCTTCTTCTTTAATTTTTCTTTCTACCAATGGTTCTCTAAAGTCTGTTCCTTTTGTTTGCTTTTCGTGTTCAAATGCGTATAGGTCTTTGTATTCTCCTTCTTCAAAGTATCTATTTCGTTTCCAATCAAAGAAAAGTCTTGTTGTTCCCCTTGCCGATACACCCTTTGGTTTAGCTTTCTCAATGTTTACCACAACTTCGTTCTCTCTGTACGGCTGACCATCTTCGTCATTTAATCCAACTGGTGGCCGCCAAAGATTTATCCAAGTCATTGCCTTTCGTAATAAGGCTTGACCTCCTGCTGCTTCCCTTGCCATTGGCATCGGGTAATATCTTAATCCTTTCTCAACTACGATTTGCTGATGCGCTGGGTGCAGAGTCTGCAAGCAATGCTTTTTATTTTTCTTGCAGTACCTACGAATTTCACTACATAACTTCTCGATATACAAATCCTGCCTTGTGCCAAATTCTGTCATGTCGTGAACAAGCTCATTATATGGGTCAGACATGATAATTTTTTCATCTGTTACTAAATCTGTTAAATCCTTAAAACTATAACCTTTCTCATCACCATCAACAATTGAAAAATAATTATCAATGTAATTTATGGCTTCGTAATACTTCTTGTCGTCTACGTGGTTGCTGATTGACTTGTAGAATGGACTGCCTGTGATTTTGTGAATTAACTCGGAGTAAATATCTTCTACGCTTCCTGTTTCTGGTGAATAAATTAAACTTTTCTTTCCATATTTCTGTGCTTGGTTTAAAACAATTTCAAAACAGAACTCTGATTTGCCATGATGCGGTGGTGCAAGGATAAATGTGAATGAACCTTGCTTTAAGCTGTAAAGACTATCCAATTTTTTAAAACCAGTATTTTCTCCTCTTGGAATACCAATTTCTCTTAACTCGTCTAAACTTTTTTGTATGTGTGTGTATTTCTTTATCATTTTAGTTTGATGATGCTTTGTTTGATGTTGAATAACTTACCGTTTTATTTTTTTTACCAAAATCATTGTTTCCCCATCTAACTAATCTTAGTTTCAAGTCCCAAGTTTTTTCCATTTCAAATCTCATTTTACTATTGGACTTGTTTGGTTCTTTCCAATACTCGAAAAACTCTTTAATAATTTCAGGTTGATATATACCTTCTGGGTTCTTTGCATACTTGGTAAATGGGAACAAACTTTCTTTAAATTTTTTTTCTCTTTCTTCTATACTAACTATACTATATACTGTATTTATTACAGTGCCCCTTTGAAGGGGCTTTAAAGCCCCTATACCTAAATACCCTTCTTGATAGTCTAAAGTCACATTTGAGAATTTTTGTATGTATAATGATACTCTTTTCAAAATTCCAATGTGAGCCTTGTTTTCAGGATTAAGTGGTAGATTTTTTTGATGCTTTATAAAGTTTTTTACAAGTAAACATTTACCATCATCCGATAAAAAAACTCCTTTATTAAGCCCCTTTAAAGCCCCTTTAACTTCTGCTTCTTTACAACCTAAGTCAAAAGATATTTTACGGTAAGACAATTCAAAAAATCCTGCTATATCACAGTTATCGTATAGGTATAGAAATAGTAATTTTTCAATGCTTGTAAGGTCTACAAACCATTCGTCTTGCCACTTTAAAGTGTCGGAGTATCTATATGCCATATTTTTCTTAATTTACGAATTGTATAAAGCCGACAAAAGACTTAATCCTTTGGTCTATCAAATCTGTTTAATAATGTTACACCGAATTTCTCATAGGTAGGCAATCTCTTTTCGTTAATCCAATTATATATCGTTCTCTTTGTTTTATCAACAAGAACTGCATATTCATCAATCGTTACGAGATTTTGAATAGGTGGTTGTTTTTCTTTTGTTGTTTCCATAAATCAAAGGTAAATACTATTTCACAAATAATGAAATTTATTTAAAAATAAAAAACCCAGAGAAATTGGAGAAAACTCTGGGTTAATTGAGAAGCTCGCACTACCAAGCCACTCTATGAAAACACACTAACAAGGGAATCAGAACCCCTAATAGACACGCAAATATATAAATAATTATTAATTATGATCCCTAAAATTTAATTCAACCTGTTCTTCGGGTAATGGTAAATACATTCCTAAAAATTCAGTCGCCCAAATACGTACATTCTCTGTAAACTCCATAAACTCTACTACCGTTAGTTCTGATGTTCCTTTGACACGTTCTAATACTTCACCAGAGGACTTGTCAGCCATTATCTCCCCTTCTTTGGTAGTAAGTGGCACAGAAAGGAATTTCTTCTTTAGAGCGTCTTTAATTTGGTCTAATTGCACACCTGTTTCTTTAGCTATCTCTGATAAATACAAATGAAGGAGATTGTTTTGCTTTAAGCTTCTCTTAGAGTAGTATTTTTCAACTACTATCCATACTCTATCTTTATCATTGAAGTCTTTTAAGTCATCAATAAAGGCTTTTTTGGAAAGAAAGTCAAGTTTTGGTTTTAATGGGTCTGTTAGATTAATGATTGCAAGGTTTCTCTTTTGCATTATTTAGTGTGTTAACAGTTCCAATTACGAAGGCTTTTATTTATTCTTGAATTGGGGTCATTTGCAGTTTTGGCTGATGTTAATTTAGATTTCATTCCTTTCATCCGGGCGCAAAATGATGCTCTACGCTTCGCAGGTTTACTTCCTGCCTTTAGTTTAGAAGGTGGCGTCGTAACTGCTGTTTTCAAATTTCCACCTGTGGCACGATTGTATTTAGCTACACCTTTGGCAGTAAGACCACCTGCCTTTGATTTCTCACCTCTACCTATTGTTAGAGATACATTCTTCTTTGCCATTTTCTTGTTTATTAATATCGTAATAAAATGAATCTGTATCTTCGCTTACCCATCTATCGGAGTATGATTCTACGCTTGTAAGAACTTCATCCACCTTGATATCTTTCTTCTCAATCGGAAAGTCTTTTGTAACCCAATTACTGTCTTTCCAATATATTCTGTTATTCGGTTGGCACATTAGATAACCTTCATCAGCTACAAGAACGTGGCCACACTTATAATCACTTGGCTGATCTGAATATGGGTTGTTAAACCAATCAACAGTAAACATATACGTTGCCCATACTTTAGTTCCATCTTTAAGAACCACTTGGCACTTCTTGGTATTAAGGTACTCAAACTTTGTAAACGTTACATTCTCTGAAAAACAATCCCATAACTGCTTAAAATGGTTAGGAATATCGTTATCAGGCTCTTTTAAAAATAGTTCACTAATCGGAACTCTGCTACGCAACATACCATAGTCGGTCATCACGTGGAAGGTAAGTATCTTGCCTGTTATAGACTGAATACCAAAAGCATACGCATTGTGGTACGTATGCTTGTCGGTATCTTTTTTAGTAAGGTGAGATGCTCTTATCAAGCACTTAAAAGAGGGTATGTTGGCGTTTAAATTCATTTACTTGCCTTACATTTTCTTTTTACCAATCACTCCACGACCCATTAAGATGTCTTTCTTGGTTACTTTGCCATCTTTATTTAAGTCAGGGAAAGATTTACCCTTTTTTGCTGGCATAACCTTTACTGTTTTTTTCATTGCCATCATAGGCTTCATTGAGTTTTTCATATTACTTCTTTTTAGTTTTAGCTTTAATTTTTGCTTCCTGCTTCAACATTTCCGCAGTAGGTTTTTTAGGTTTAGCTCCAGTCATTTTGTTCTGCTTGGCTTTTTCCCGAATATTCTTCCACAAACTGTTCTTTTCCATTATTTTCCTTGTCCGTTATATTTTTATAAATAATTCTTACTTGATTTGAGCTTACTTGATTTGCATTTACAATGTACATTAGGTCTTGATACCTTTTTTCTTTCAGCTTTCTTAACTACCGATGTATTAACTTTAGCCATTAGTAGT